TACCCGTCCTTGCAACAGGCGGCGCACGCACAGACTGATTTTGGGCAGCCGATGCAGTCGAACCTGGATGAATTGATAGCGGAGTTGAGAGGGGAGAGCGATGATAACGAGATATGATGACGACAAGGAATATAGCGCTGCCAAGAAACGCATTGACGAAACGCTAGAACTGGAACCGTACCGTGCTACCATTATGTACGATTGGCAGGAAAGTGGTGAGCACTGGGCTTGGGTCGCCACGGCAGGCACGCAAGATATCATCGACTGGGCGCAGTCGGTTGAGAAGGACGAGGCAGACGACAAGCGCATTCAGAAAGGAGCATAACATGGACGCGATTGTGGTGGAGTTGACAAAGCACAAGGAGACCAAAGGTACGCGGGTGTTTGAGGACGAGGGTGGCGAGCAGGCGATTCGCAGCCTCTACATCCAAAAGCTCGGAATACCGGCTGATGTAGAGCGCATCCGCGTTACAGTCGAGGCGTTGGACTGACAAGTGCATAGCGAGGGCAAAGGAGCCTTCGCCCATATCGCGCTGGCCGTGGGGCCGATGCGGGGGTTCTACTCCTCTGTGGCGCGCATGTCGGAGCCGGAATTGTCCGGCCCGTAGGTTCGAAAGGAGCGTGGGTTGTGGATGCGGTATCGGTGATGGATTTTCGGGCGAGTGATGGTCGGGTTGGCAAGATGCGTGTGATTGACGCGACACAGCATCTTGAAGAGGACTGGTGTCGGAAGTGTGTTGATTGGGTTGAGGTCGTGCCGATTCAGACAGCGGCCGGTGAGATGAATCTATGTCCCTGGTGTGGGACACTCATTTAGGAGAGGAGATTGAGATGTATGGATATGTGGCGGGGCAGGGGTTGCCGGAGCAAGAGATGCGCGATATCATCTACATGGCGATGTGGTCGCGCATAGACGAGGCAACGACACACTGTGATGAGTCTGTGGAGTGCATGATGGATGCGCAGGACCCGTTTAGTCAGAACGAGGAGGCCGATGACCTCGCTTACTGGATCGAGCAGGTTGTGGATGCGCATCGGGTGTTGAACGAGTATCGTCGGCTACGGCTGAGAAAGGACTGGTGAGGTGGATGTCCTGGTTGAAAGCTGACCTGTGCCCCACCACAAAGGGCGAGGTGAACACGAGCGGTCGGCTACGAGTCCGGCTGTTGAAGGGTATGTATTACGTGGTCGGGGGCGGCTGGTGTTTGCCGGCCACGAGCGAGGAGTCGGCGTGTGAGTTGTTGGACTTGTTGGAAGGCCGGCGAGATGTGATCGACGAGTATATGTGGAAGGAGGAGAAAGAGGATGAGGTTCGTGATGTATATCGACGAGCGGTGGACGCGGAGAATTGAGGCGGACGTGAAGAACGAGGACGAGGCCAGGGTGATTGCTCGAGAGTCGCAGAGAGTGCCTGGGAGCGTGCCGTTTATCTACCACGAGTACGTTGAGCCGTTGGGTACGGAGATCGAGGAGTGGGAAGAGGACATACATTTGGAGTGGCAAGGAGGCGGTGATGAAAGTGGGTGAGCAGATGCCGTTGATTGACATGAACAAGTTGACGGGAGAGGCCCTGTGGTATGCCGGCAGGATAGTGCGAGAGAACGGCCGACTGAGAGCGAGCAAGCCGAAGGGTGAGACGATGGAGATTGGTTGCATTAAGTATGTCTGGCGTATGGTTGCGTTTTTCATCTCGCCGAAAAGCAGGCACAAATCCATGCCGATGACTGCTGATTGGGATATCCCACTTGGCATTCGAGAAAGGGGCGACAAGTGCAAAGAGCTTGACGCTCTGGTGTCGCAGATCGTGGATGCCGTACCGAAGGCAGAGTGGCACGGTGTTCGTGCGTGGGGGAACGCGTTCGGGGTGGTCGGTTCACCGCAGTTAGCGGAGGATGGTTCTATCATCTACAGGTAGGCGAGGGAGGGGTGTGATTGTGATAGAGGCAGGGGATGTGCCGACGTGTGACAATTGCGGTGTGGACTTGAGCAATCGGAAGTTCACGGTGATGAACGAGGGGGAGGTAAATCAGCTAACGTTGTGCGTGACGTGTATGGTCGAGTATGAGGATGGGTTGGATGCGATATACGGCGAGGATGCTTACATCGACCTCGAAAACGAAATGGCTGGCGATTTGGGCCGATTCTAACCATTTTACACGTGTACGGAGGATGAAATGAAAGTTTGCCCTAAGATGCAGAAGGTGATTGAGGAGATTTGCGAGAAACACGGCTTGGACCTGAGAGTGCCTCATTCCCACTCGCGCTTGACCAACGGTGACTACATGCCGCTGGTGATCGAGGAGGCTGGTTTCCGGACGGTGAGCGTGGCCCACTACTACACGCAGAACGGTGATGCGATGGCCGACCCTGATATCACGTTTTTCGTCGGGTACGGCGAGTGGGTGCCGGTGTCCATCACACAAGCGCCGGTGTGTGTCTATCGTGAGGTGTCGGTGGTTGGCCTCAGTGAAGGGTTGCGAGTACCTGAGATTACTGCCATGAACCTTGACGGTCAGAACGATGTGGGTGCGTTCGCGGAAACGTGGGCTGACAACATCCGCGAGCAGGGCTGGGTGGAGAACGGAGTCAAGGACGATGACTGACAAGAGACAGTTCAAGACGTTGCAACCGCGGCCGTTTGGTAAGGTGGGTAGGGACGAGCCCTACTACCTCTGCCCATGGGAAGAGCATGTGCGGCAAGACCTCCGAATGTTCAAGGCCACCGGTCCCAAGTTTGAGGATGATGTGATCGTGTACGTCTATGCGATTGACTTGAGATACTGGTTGGACGTGCGTAGGGCGGTGTTGCGAGAGATCCCGGGCGTGGTAAGTCTGGTGACATACCGCGACGCGGAGGGCTGGACGTGCGTGTTTGATTCCGAGGAGCCGTGGATACATCATCGGTTCTTCGAGCGTTATCGAGCGGCCGCGTATGAGGAGGAGTTGCTTACTGCGGCTCTTAGGAAAGCTGAAGGTGGAGAGAGCGATGGGTGAGGAAGTGCAAGAGCCTAGAGGGATGGAAATAGAGGTGGAGGGGGTAGCGTTCAAGTTCTATTTGTTGGCGGATGGGACGTTCGGGATTGACTGCCCAGAGGCCGAGGCGCATTGTTCGATACGGTTTGGGCGTAGTGGTGGAAATGGCCAGACAGTCGTCAATTTTATGGGTAGGCTGATGCAACACGCGTTGGAGAGGATGAGGGCAGATGAAGAAGTATAAGCATCGAATCCGTTGGGTGGCAACTGAAGGCGGCGTGGTTCACCACAAAGATTGTGATACTCAGGCCGAGGCAATGGCCTTCATGGATGAAGAGATTGGGGACCGACGCAAGGTGGTGTTCCCGATCTTGCTGGTCGAGGACACAACAGAGAAGGAGCATGGTGATGAAGGCAAAGGGTGAGAGGATGTGGCAGGCTGAAGACCTGCCGTTGTTTAGCGAGACAGCGCCTAGATCGCCGTTCCCGGGCGAGACGGCTGCCCTGGTCCCGCAACAAAAGTCCTGGGCCAAGTGCAAGGTCTGCTTGGACACCGGTTGGGTCGAGACAAAGCACTGGCCGAGGGAGTACAAGCCGTGTTGGTGCGGAGGGGCCGGCAACACCGGTAAGCATCCGGTCGAGTGTCAGTTGTGCGGCGATGATGGGTTGTTGGAGGTGGAAGGGCACGCCTACGCTGGTAACGCGTTCTGTTCGTGCAAGGTAGGACAGGCAAAGCGCGCAGAGGCCATTGAGAACCACGAGCCGGAGCCCAACGTTAAGATGGTTCCTGTCCTGGGAGTGTTAAGGGAGTAGAACAGTGCAGACGGAGGAGATTCGGGTTGAGTTGATTATGGCCGGCAACAATGACCGCAAGTCGTTCGAGTTGTCCGGCCTGCAGGACCTCGCGTCATCCATACAGGAGAATGGGTTAGCACAACCGATCACGGTGCGACCGTTGGTTTTGGGTTCGGCCCACTACGAGATCGTAGCCGGCGAGCGTCGGTTCCGTGCGGTGTCGGAGGTGTTAAACTGGCCTACCATACCGGCGATCGTTCGGGAAATGAGTGACGAGCAGGCGTCGGCAATCATGCTGACGGAGAACATGGCCAGATCGGACTTGAACGCGATCGAAGAGGCGAACGCCTACGATCGTAGGGTGAAACAGTTTGGCTGGACACCGGCCGAGTGCGCGAAAGTGGCTGGTGTCAGCGAGGCCGTGGTGAAAGCGAGGATACGATTGCTAGAGTTGGTGCCAGAGGCCCAGAAGCTGGTGGCTGACGGTCATCTGGCAATCGGGCACGCCGGCCTGCTGGCCAACCTGGACGTGAACCGGCAACGTATCGCGCTGAGAATTATGGGTGAGGGTCGCGGCTTGACCCTCGCCCAACTCAGGGTCATCGTTAACGAGTTGTTGGAAGAGCAGAGTCAAGATAGTCTGTTTGACTTGGAGAGCTTTTGGGTTGACCAGGTCCAGAACGCCGACATCCACCGGAGCGGCAAGAAAGCCGTGACCGGCGCTCCGGAGCGGGACGATATTCCGAGAGCAGAGCGTAACCTACCGTCAACGGGAGCGACGATCGAGAAGTTCATCGCTCAGTTGCAGGAGAAAGGCATGGACGACGAGGCGGCTGTGGTCGGGGTACTGTATAACGATCTGGTCAGCGTGAATCTGGTGAGCATCCCCACTACCCGTTATCTGTGACTTGACTATTAGAGCGATACGTGGTACAATGAGTTTGGAGGTAACGAGTATGAAAATATGGACGAGCAGGTACGGGTTTAAGGGTTTGAACAAGCCGGAGTTAGTCAAGGTCGGAATTGCCCAGGGTGTTCCGAGATGGCCGCTGAAGTACGAGTTGATGGCGAATCTGCTGTGTCTGGCCCCTACAACCGCGATGCGGGAGATGGTTAGAGAGGAGTATCTTCCCCTCTATATCGAGCGGCTAGAGGCGCTTGGAGTTGGCAGGGTACTGGCGATACTCGAGGCGTTGGCCGGCGATAAGAATATCGCGTTGCTGTGCTGGGAAGATTTGAACAAGCAAGGGCTGTGGTGTCACAGGCGACTTTTTGCTGACTGGTGGTTTACGCAGACCGGCGAGAAAGTCGAGGAATTGGAGAGAATCGTTATGCAAGGGGGATTGTTGTGAACGAACTGAGATTGTACAGTACCTTAGATGCAGCGGCGTATCTTGACCTTTCGATACATGGCATACGGCACCACCTCTACACGTCGCGGTTGCTGAAGGGTAACATGATTGGTGGTGTGTTGGTGTTCACGCAGGACGAGTTGGATTCTTTCAAAGCGAAAGAACCTCGCAAGCCCGGACGTAAGAAGGCTGGTGAGTGATGCGAGAGATTTCGTTGACTCAAGGTTACGTTGCCCTGGTTGACGATGCCGATTTCGAGCGAGTGAATGGTGCGTGTCGTTGGACTATGGACGTTGGTAATTGTACGGTCTATGCGACTGGTTATCCTTACGGATGGAAAAATGGAGGTGAGCCAATGCACCGGTTCATCATGGACGCACCAGATGGGAGGCAGGTTGACCACCGTGACGGTGATGGCCTTAACAACAGACGGGAGAATCTGAGATTGGCTACGAACGGGCAGAACCAGCACAATCGGCGCAAGGTGAATGGTCACACCTCTCAGTATAAAGGTGTTCATTGGGACAATGTCAATAGCAAATGGCGCTCTCAGATTCGGATTACGAATGGACGGTTATCGTTGGGTCGCTTTGACAGTGAGGCCGAAGCGGCGAGAGCATACGACACAGCGTCAAGAGCGAACCACGGAGAGTTTGCCGCTGTGAATTTCCCGAGAGAGAACGAACGATCATGTAGAGAGGAGAAAGAACGATGGCACGTGTGCAAGTGACGTTTGAGGAGTTAAAGCATCGGATGGGGATATTGAACGCGAGGTTCCATAACCACGACCGAGGGGGTAGAATTCAGTTCTGCTTTACGCAGATCGGTAGCCGGCTACGGTTGCATCTCGCAGAGGATGGCCAGGAGGGAAAGGGGTTGTCGCCCAGGCTGTCGCGAGGAGAGATGGACAGGTGGTTGGGTGGTTTCGAGGAGGCGGTTGACCTGCTTTTCTACAATCCGGACGCGCGATGATAAACTTATTCTGGTTTGGGGCCGGCATGGCGACGTCTTATGCGTTGTCCTTTACGTTGGTGCTGATTCTGTGGAGCGAATCGCGATGACCAACTACCGCCCTTCACAACACATCGCGGTCGGTACACGTGTACAGATTTGGGTGCAAGACTACGAGGACGAAGGTCCTGACATAGAGTTGTTTCCCAGGGAGTTGCGTCCTGGGCGAGAGGAGAAGTGGATGGATTTGAAAAACTGTCTCGAAGTTCGCCAGTGGGTGCGTCGTTTGAAACGGGCATTGGAGACAACGAATAAGCTCGGCTGGCATTGGGTACATGCCTGTCAAGATGACAGGGAAGAAGTCAAGCCCCTGCAGGCGAGGCTGGCCGATGCTGAGTATTGGGAACGCTGTTACCACGAGACCAGTGACATCCTGGTGGCGAGGACGCTTGAGCTAGAACAGATGCGAGATGAGCGGGACAAGGCAAGAGACGTGGAGAGAAATCTAAGAGAGTCGGCTGAGATTTTACAGAACATAGCAGCGCATAACGCCGGTGAACGTGAAGACTGGAAAGCGCACGCCGGTAAGTTGCAAGCGGAACTGGAAAAGCTGAAGGCTCCAATTGAGAATTGGCGTGACGATCCACGCTGCTGCCGGTGTGTATTCTATGCCCACGCAAAACACTATGATGACGATGAATATTACAAGGATGACGTGGAGGAAAAGGAGAATGGAGGCAGTCGTTGATGGAGAAACGGCGCGAGCGAGCAAGAGAGGCCGCCGCAAGAACTATCGCATTTCCAGTGGCGGCGGCAAAAGAGATATTTTTGATTTAGCCGCGGACATTGTGGGGTTGGCGGTTGCGGAATGGAAAAGCCCGACCACACGCGAGCAATGGACTGTGTGTTTTGGCGATCCTGAGTATGACCGCCCGCAATGCGAGTTCTGTTCGGAGTGTTACCCGTTCAAGGATAATGTGATGAAACCGGACGGCGATCGTTATAAGAATTGCAAGCGTCGGTTAAAGGTGTTGAAAATCGACCTGCAGGAGTTCTTTTGGAGCCCCTGGTTCGACCTGCTATGTGGTTCGGTTGACCCTGCTGACGTGCGAGCGTATCTGGAAGTACCGAGGCTGGACGATGAAAAAGTGGAAGAGTGAGATGCCGAGAACGCACGCGACCGAGGTTACGCCCGAGATGATAGAGTGGGCGGTCCATACATCGATGCACACTTACGTGTCTTCTGACGAGCGGTGGGAGCAAGCGCGCAAAACGGGCCTCGCTGACGAAGAGTTGCTAGATATGGTCCGGTGCGAGTTGGGTATCTCTGGCGGGCGTAGCACCCCCTGGTACGAGTACATGGCAGAGTACAAGGGTGGCCAGGACCCTGCTATCTGGTTGAAGAAGTATCGCGACATGGAGCGTTACGGGGAGATGAAAGGAAAGAAGTTGCTGGCGATGGTCAGGAGAGTGATGGAAGTCGGAGTGCCTGCGTTCGGTGGCGTTCTGTTTCAGGAAAAGTTGTTTTGAAAGGAGAAAGACTATGGAAGTGAAGGAATTGCCAATAGTGGGGATGGTTGATGCACTGGTCAAGGCAGCACGTCATGTGGGCTATTGGGAGGGTCGGACGGAGAACTGCGAGACAGCCCAAGTCCACATGCTCATGATAGGCAAAGTCGAGTCTATGGAGGCGGAGCGACGCAAGCGACTGGCGGTGATGGTTGAGATCGATATGTTGACCAAAGAGGCAGGCAATCAGACTGCGAGGGATTTGTTCGGACAGGCTCGAAGGGAGGGCTGAGATGCACGGTGTGATGCGATCGGGTGATTGGGTGTTGTTCGGGTTGTCGGTTGTCGGGATGGTTGTCATGGTGTTGTTTGGGTGAGAGGAGAGAAAAAGATGAACGTTAAGTCACGAGTGACCAAGTTGGAACAGGCTAAGACGGCGAGACGGAGCATTATCCCACGGGCTACTATTGCGGTTCGTGTGGACGTCCCCACATTCGAGGCAATTGCAGACATGGCCGAAGCGAACGGGTTGCGGTTGTCAATTCAGGCGCGGGAGTTGCTGACCCAAGCGGTGCGGGATAAAGGACGATTGCCGGAATAACTGGAGAACCAACGGAGCAATCGCAGAGAGGAGAGATCGATGACGGGTAAGAACAGATTGACCAAAAAAGAGCTGGCCCAACTGACGGAAGGCTTCAGGACCATCTGGCTGATCAGAAAGCGAGTCAGCGAGACGGAGGCCGTTCGGGACGAGGAAGGTATGTGGCTTACTGAGGAGGCGTTCAAGGTCATGCAGCTAGACGAAGCGGAGCAGTACGAAGTGTGTCACATCGGTAAGTTGTTCATTGAGTCGGGTGTGGGCGAGAGTATCATCACGCAGGTCAAAGCGGAGTAGAGCAGAGAGGAGGTGGTATGCCTAATTTGATACCGCAGGAGTTGAAGGACGCTTTTGGGGAGCTTGTTGTTGAGTATGGCCTGGAAGAAGCGGAGATTGAAAACGATCGTCTTAGTCTCTATTACATTTGCAGGTTTCGGTATGGGAAATGGGTTCTGCGTTTTCGCTTGGCAGGGGAGGTGCTTGACTGCGGAGACGCTCCGAGCAAAGACGTTCTGAGGGTTGCAATCGTGGAAATCATTGAAGCCAAAAGAGCCCGGATTGGCTGGATACTAGACATTGGAAGAAACGAGAAAGGAGAAGACCGATGAACGAAATCTGCCAGAGTTGTGTAAAGCCGATCACGTTTCCGGGAGATATCCGGCGAGTGGAGTTTCGTGTCGCTGGTGGTGTGACGCGTGATTGGGTGATGTGCAAGACCTGCGCCGGTCAGTTGCAGGAGTTGGTGTTGAGTTTCATGGGAGAGCTACCACCGGAGGGAGGAATTGATCCAGTGGAGGCAGAGAAAATCAAGGCGACAAGGGGGCATCCCTGGATACTGAAATCGAAGCCGGAGGAAGAAGAGCCTGCGGTCGAACCCCCCTGGCCGGTTGTTGCGGGTGATGGTACAGAGCAGGTGCCCACCGGTTTGAAGGATGGTCAGTATGTGGAGGCGATGAAGGTGGCGTTTACGTCATTCAATATCGACACGACCGCGTATGAGGCGTTGGCCCACTTGACGCAGGCGTTTGGCATTACCGGTATGCTTGAAGGAATGGGAGCGTATGCGCGTGAGCAAGGTTGGATTGGGCCGGTGGAATTTGACGCTGGCACGTTGCCGTTCGATGACCCTCCGCTACAGGAAGAGGATGACCCAAACGTGGAAGAGTTGGTTGAGCCAACTTGGAATCCGCCAACAATCTATGGCACTGACAGGGAAGCGGGAATAACGGACTTATTCGTGCTGACTCACTTTGACTATGAGACTGAGATAACCAAGATTGTAGGGGTGTGCGAATCAAAGGATGACGCTGAGGCTGCCGAGAAACGAACGGGATGGAGCGATGGCTTCAGCATCACTCAGTGTCAACTCGGACAAGTAAGGGTTTGGAAAGGATGGTAGGGGAAAAGCTGAGTTGACAGCAATCGCAGAGAGGAGAGAGGCCAAGACGGGCGACACAGGTAATTGACAACGGCTCGAAAGTATGCTATACTATGTCTGTCAGGATAGAGAGGCGTTTTTGTTTGCCTACAAAGGCTCACCTAGTTGACAAACGCCTATATCCTGACAGGTATGGCAAGCAAGTTGGCTGGGTGAGCTTTTGTGTTGCGGGATGAGGGGGTGGCGGAGTGATGAAGTATGCGGTGCAGCTCGCGGACGTGGCGATAAGAGCCTATGACACCACGACCATCGACCCGGTGCTGCTACTGCTGCACCCGGTGCTGACCGATGTGACGGTGAAAGTGAAGGGCGATGATTTGCTAGACAATACCGGTATCTTGTTAGATGACAGCGACCCGGAGCGGCTGGACGCTATCCTGCACCTGCTGCGGCTGAAGGTAGATCGTCGGGATTTGCGAGTGTACCAGAGCGAGACGGGCAATGGCTCGTGGAAGCGGTGGAAGCCATGAGAGACCTGGTGAACATGCTGCTGGTGCTGAGTGCGACAGCGCTACGCGTTTGCCCCACGTACGCGTGGTTTGGCTTGGCTGAGTTGACACAAGATTGATTGTCGTGTTATAATGGGTATGTGAATGCCCGTTCCGGTCTGTTCGCTACGGCGGGCAGACCGGTCTTTTTTTGTTTACGGGTTTATGCGGTGGGTTAGCTTCCAGAATTCTCTACTCTGGATCATTGATTGAAGCATATTTACCTGGGGGAAACATGAAAGGACGCTCGCATAACCCAGAAACTAAAGCGGCAGTGATAGCCGCCCTTTTGACGGGCCAGTCTATATCGTCGGTGGCGAAAGATTACAATATCCCAGAAGGAACGGTAAAGAACTGGTCGGTCAAAGTTAAACAGAATGGTGGGATAGTTGAACCGGTTCAACCGCAAAAAAGAGAACGAATCGGCGAGCTGATTGTCAACTATCTGGAAGCATTGCTCATAACGCTTCACGCTCAACAGAAGGTATTTCAAGATGAGAAGTGGCTTAAACAACAGTCCGCCAGTGAAGTTGCGGTCCTTCACGGGGTCCTTGCCGATAAAGGAATTCGACTTCTCGAAGCCCTCGCAGACAAAGAAGAGCCGCACAAAGCACCAATACAAACCGCGGGGGATGTGCCAGAGCCTGTATGAATCCGAGGCACCGGAAGTCATAATCTCAGGCTCAGCCGGGACCGGGAAATCGCGCTCGTGTCTGGAGAAGATGAATGAGGCCGCCTGGCGCTATCCTGGTATGCGGGGCTTGATCGTGCGCAAGACACGGGACTCCCTTAGTGAGTCGGGCCTCCAGACCTTCGAGCGGTTTGTCTTGGAAGATGACGACCACATTCACCAGAACATCCAGCGTCGGATGCGCCAGTCTTACCGCTACCCCAACGGCTCCGAAATCGTCATCGGTGGTATGAACAAGGTCGAGCGCATCATGTCCACGGAGTACGACCTCATCTTCGTGCAAGAGGCGATTGAGCTCACGGAAGAGGACTGGGAGACCTTGACCACCAGGCTGCGAAATGCCCAGATGCCTTACCAGCAAATTCTCGGAGACACCAACCCCGCTCAACCGACCCACTGGCTCAAGGCCCGCTGTGACCAGGGGCGTACTCAGCTACTCGAAAGCCGCCACGAAGACAATCCCACGCTCTGGGACATCGTTAAGCAAGAATGGACCAATCGCGGTATAGACTATATCGCCATTCTGGACAATCTGACTGGGGCTCGGCGGCTGCGGTTACGTTTCGGGCAGTGGGTGCAGGCAGAAGGGGTCGTGTATGAGGACTGGGACCCGGCGGTGCATTTGGTCGACAGGTTCAAGATTCCGGCCGATTGGCGGCGGTTCCGGGTGATCGACTTCGGCTTTACTAATGCCATGGTTTGTCAGTGGTGGGCGTTGGACCCGGATGGGCGAGCGTATATGTATCGAGAGATCTATCATACGCAACGCACTGTTAAGGTTCATTCAGCCCAAATCAACGAGTTATCCAAGGGGGAGAATATTGAGGCCACAATCTGCGATCACGACGCGGAAGACCGGGCGACATTGGCAGAGAATGGTATCAGATCGGTCAATGCCAGGAAGAATGTTCGTCCCGGCATTCAGAAAGTGCAAGAAAGACTGAAAAAGGCCGGCGATGGCAGACCACGGCTGTTCATCATGAGAGATTCACTGGTAGAAGTCGATCAGTCATTGGTTGAGGCCAAGAAGCCGTTCTGTACTGAGCAAGAAATGAATGGATATATTTGGGAGCTTCCCAGAGAAGGTAGGGCCGCCAAAGAGCAACCGGTGAAAGTCGATGATCACGGGATGGATGATCTGAGATATTTCGTGATGCACATTGATGGCCCACGACCCCGGAAAGCGAGGTGTTATCAAGGATGACGAACAGTGATGTGAAGGTGGCGTATAGAGCGATCCTGGCAAAGCGGCGTGCATACAACGGCCTGTGGAAATATTACAAGGGTGACCAGCCTCTGGTCTACAGCGTGGATTTGCTTGAGGAAGTGTTCAAACGGGCCGGCACCACGTTCAATGAGAATTGGTGTGCTGTGGTGGTTGACTCATTGCTAGAGCGGTTGCAGATGACGCGGCTGACCGTGACTGACAGCGATGAGATGACGACCGCCCTGCAAACGATGATGACGGCCACGGAGCTTGACTTAGAGGAAGATTCGATCCACCTTGCCACCCTGGTTTGCGGCGAGGCGTTCTTGATTGCTTGGCTTGACGCTAACGGCAATCCAGAGGCGTATTACAACGACCCACGTTTAATCCACCTGGAGTACGATGCCGACAATCCGCACAAGAAGAAGTGGGCTGCGAAGATGTGGTCGGACCATGAGCGGTGGTACATGACTCTCTACTACCATGACAAGATAGAGAAGTACATGACGAAGAGCCTGGAGGCCCAGGAAGACAAAGCGTTTGTGCTGATGGAGGAAGAAGGCGTCGAGAATCCGGTGGCCAATCCATACGGCGTGATTCCTGTGTTCCATTTCCGCCGCGTCCGGCACGAGATCGTGTCCGAGATTCACAACGTCACGCCGATCCAGGACGGCATCAATAAGCTGATTGCGGACCTGATGGTTGCGGGCGAGTTCGGCGCGTTCAAGCAGCGGTGGGTAATCAGCAATTCCGACACGACGAATCTGAAGAACAACCCCAACGCTGTGTGGGAGATCCCCGCGGCATCGAGTGATACGCAAGGCACGTCCGTTGGCCAGTTTGATGCGACCGACTTGTCGAATTTCATCGACGCGATTAAGGCGAAGGTCGGTTCCGTGTCTGCGATCAGCCGGACCCCTCACCACTTCTTCTTCGGGACCGGTCAAGTGCCAAGCGGTGAGGCGTTGATTGCACTCGAATCGCCTTTGAACAAGAAGGCGACGCGCATGGCAAGCATCCTGGGCCGGACATGGCAACAGGTGGCACGGTTCCTTTTCCAACTACAAGGTATCGAGGTGCCGGCCGAGCTTATTTTGCCGGTGTGGGAGAGGCCACAGACAGTACAGCCCAAAACGGAGGCAGAGATCAGGCAGATATCGGTGTCGTCCGGGATGCCCCTGGTCACGGTCCTCCGGATGCAAGGCTGGACGGAAGAGCAGATCGACGAGATGGAGCGTGACAAATCCGCCGAGACAGCCGCACAGAACAACAGTCTGGCGAAGGCGTTGATGGCGCAACAGCGTGCGTTTGACAAAAACGTGGGCGGTGACGATAATGGAGATGAGGTTGAAGAAGATAATGATGAGAATGATGAGACTGGGGGCAAATAATGGGCAGGGCACAGGATGTAAATGAGGGCGGGCTGACTGAGTTGGTCGGCATCAATGAGGAAGTGAACACAAACGACTACAGTGGGTCTGTAGGAGTAGCGTTAGGCGATAATGTTAGCGGTGAAATTAGGCAAGTCACCCTTTACGCTACGGAAGATGGTGCAGGGGCAGTTCAAGATTCGGCAGGTATTCTATTCATTTTAGATGCTGACCCCGCTATTGCATCAGGCGATGTAGCAATGACCGCTGTTGAGCGGGTATCAGTAATTGGACAAATCTTTGTAGGTGCCGGGGATTGGGTGATGGATGCTAACGGTGGCACAGCCGTGATTATTGACCAACACATAAGTTTCCACGCTTTGTCTACTTTGTATTTCGTGTGGTTGCATACGGATGCTACTGACTTGAATGATGGAGCGGGCGACGATGAGCAGTTGGAATTCAATTTCTGGTACCATCACGGGAGGTAAATAATGGCTGACATATTTGGATCGACACTTGTTAGAGTTCAAAAATTGTTTAGAGACATGGGAGATGATACCCATGCTGAGGTTATAGTTTTAGGGGCCAGTTCTGTTACTGATGTTGTTACTGCTACACCGACAGTGTATAACGTCACGCTGACGGTGGCGGATACGGAATACAGTCAGGCCTTGCCGGCCAATTGTCGTGGCTTTGAGTTTCAGGCTCGAACTAATGTAGCTGTTCGTTGGCAGGTTGTAACGGGTAAGGTGGCAGCATCTGTTGCGCCCTATGATACACTCAAGGCAGGGTGCTATTATTTTTCGTATGATCTGAACCAAGGTGCCAGTCCAAGCACGTTGTATTTTGGAAGCGCGATAGCGGGCACTGTCGTTGAAATCAAGTCTTGGGTATAAAAAATTGAGTAAACGTGACTCTGAACCAATTGTCTTGGTCTGCAAGAAGTGTGGTGCAGAACGAACGGTCAGGCGAGACAACTTATACAAAATTAAATCTGGTAGACATTCTGGGCTTTGCAAGAGCTGCGGTGCTCGCAGTAGAGGCAAACACAGCGTTGCTGCACGGGATAAGACATCCTATATTTGTCCTTCTTGTGGAGAGAAACGGATTATCACTGGTGACAATTTGTGGCGAATTGAGAAGGGTGAAATTTCTGGGCAGTGTAGAAGTTGTGCGTTCAAGGGAATACCACACCTAAATGCACGTGGGGCAAAGAATTACAACTGGAATGGAGGCACTGAAGCGCGAGTCTGCGAGTGGTGTGGAGAAGAGTTCGCTATTGCTCCAAGCTGGATAAAGAAGGGTGGTGGACATTTTTGCTCCATTACTTGTAGAGGCAAGGCGAAGACTGGGAAAAATAATCCAGTCTGGCAAGGTGGTACTAGCTTCGAGCCGTATCCACTCGCCTTTAATGGGGCGTTGAAGAAGATGATCCGTGACCGTGACGATCACGCCTGTGCTCTATGTGGTGAACATGGCAAAGATGTTCACCACATAGATTACGACAAAGAGAATTGCCAATTGAACAATTTGATAACACTGTGTAGAGCATGTCATGGCAAGACTAACGGAAGCCGGACGGGATACGCAGCAATCCTATCAGACAAAGCGAGCGATATGTCATTTGCTGGCTTTGCTTACTATTGAGTTAGGAGTGAATCATGCCAATTATAAGTGCGTGTGGATATGACAGCCGACTATACTGCGGCTTGACCTGGAACGAAAGCACCGACAGCTACGAACGCACCGGGACGTTGGCGGGGGTAGTGGCAGGCAGTTCGCCTGGGAACGCGGCACTGTCGATTCAATCGCGGATGAGGCGTTGTGTCATGGGGGATGACGGTGTCATCAAGTATTACCTTGGCGCTACCGATAGCACCAAAAAAGAGGACGGCCTGACAGCATCGGTTCTGACTGGGGCCGACGGGCAAGTGATGGTAGAGATACCCAAGTTCTACTTGCGCTATTCCTACGCGGCCAACGTGCATAGCTGGGACATCAGCGTGATACCACTGCCTGGGTTTAGTCTACACCCGGCGTTTTTCAAGAACGGGGCGATAGTGGATTACCGCTACATGAGTGCCTACGAAGGCGTTCTGTATGACGACTCGGAATCTGTTTACACCAGCGACTATAATCCCATTGCGTCTCACGCGGCTACGGTGGACGTGGACAATGGCTCAGGCAAAGGCACCATCACAGAGGACGCGGCTGGCGGTACACTCTACGACCAGTTGCAAGCTGGGGATGTCATCGTCGTAACAGGTACAGCCGACAACAACGGTACGTACATTGTGGATTCAATCACGGGTGGAGATGTAATTACCTGCACCAGTATTATCGCGGGCGGAGATGGTGCAGAGGCCACTACTGTTATCAGTGCTCCTGCTGTGGATACTGGTAACGACGTGCTATCCAGTGTGAACGGTAAGAAGCCATTCTCAGAAATCACGCGGGCGAACTTCCGCTCCATCGCTGCTTTGCGGGGCACGGGCTGGCGGCAGTTCGACTTTCACCTGGCCAGCGCGATCCAACTGTTATACCTGGTCGAATATGCTGATTTCTACTCACAGAGCACGATTGG